AAACATTTTATCAAGTTTTCTTGGTAGTGTCAAGGTTTTTCTTTTCATCCTTCCTCCTAGATTTAATTTTAATGATAGCACCTCTGTATTTATCCTTAGTTTTATAACGTAAGGTGGTTATAATTTCATAATTCTTCTTCAAGTTTTTCTATTCTCCTAGTTAGAAGTTTCACTACTTTTATGGTGTCCGAGACTTGCTTGATAATTTCATCTAGGACATGTGCTAGTAGCTCTTCTTCACTCATTTTTAATCTCTTTTGTTCTAAGAGATTCACTACATTATCGTTTTTCATTGTCCTATCTGTGCCAGTATAAATGTGTTCCATTCATGATAGAATGAAATGTAAGAATATAGTATAAATATTAAGATCATAAACTTAAACATGTGCTCCTCCTTTCTGGTGGGCAGGGTTGGATTCGAACCAACAAATGTGTGCACACGCCTGATTTACAGTCAGGTTGCTTATCCAGTTTGCATACCTACCCATTAAAGAGTGGACTCATGACTCATTACGGCAACTACCACTCTCGTCTTTTCTGACCATCTTTACTTGTATCTCTCCACCTCCCCAACAATACATCAGGATGAATAGTATACCCATAAATATTCCTGTTAGTACACCAAATCCAAATATTGTAAAGAAGTGGAATATATCTGGTAACATTATAAACCACCTACTAGTCATCCTCAATAATCTCTGAATATATATTATAAAATTCCTTTTCTCCTTTATATTTTAGTAAAGAGTCTAATAAATAGACTATTTCATTAAATCTATTATTATACTCCATCCCCACAATATAATCAGCTATTTTATTAGTATCCATGATACTCCTTTTCATCTGTCGGTTGGTACTTGACAAAATTACATGTCCAAACTGGTTCTACAGGAACAATCTTTACACCTATACTTGCCATGAAGGTCAAGTCTCCATGAGATAAGGTCTTCTTACCTAATCTCTCAGCGTAATCCTTCCCTAGTTTGTTCTGAGGATATAATCTTGTCATACCATACTCAACTTTTTCTTGTATGGTAATTTCATGCATATATATCTCCTATATTATCCCCACTGGTCTGCCATTGCTTCGGCAATTCCAGGATATGTTGTAGATCGTAGTTTCCAACGATCTGGTGATGGTGGCAGACTATGACAGTAGCCAAATCTACCCTCCACTATGTCAGTAGGTCGAAGCATCGGAAGATTCTTTAACCATAGACACGTTCTCTTTGTTTCTCCGTGACCAAACTGCCAAGGTTGGATCGTCTGCGTGTACTTAACATTTCCAATCCTCTCCAATGCGTACTTATGTGGGACAGGATTTTCTATTGCTATCTTATTACACGGATGATTGAGAAACAAGTTGAAAAAGTCGGCACTCTCATCAAGTTTTTTCCATCTACCTTCCTGTCGATGTAACCAACTGACTCCACTATTCGCAAAGTATGTGCAAGGTGGATGGGCTACTATTAAGTCCCAATCCTCATATAAAATGTCCTCTACATCACCTTGATAGTGATTCCCATTAGGTTGATCTGTTGGTAGTAGATCACAAGACCATGCATCATGGCCCTTTTTGACGAAAGCATCTCTAACTCTTCCACTATATTCACAAGCTATCAATACTTTCAATAAAACCTCCCTATTTTAAGGTTATTTCCATATACACATATGGACTGCACTCACATCAAATGGAGTTGGGAAGTGTTTAGGATAATCCTTACTTCTATCCGTACACCACTCATTCCACATTACTTTAGCACCTCCAATACTCTTTGTCAAGTCTAAATATTCAATTGCTTTCCTTAACTTGGTAGCATCTGAATTTCCAGAAGTCTGAAAATAGTTTGGTGTGCCAACAGAAGCATCTACGTCAGGGAGATACTTCCTTAGATTGTGAACATCCATACATCCTGCTTTTCCTGCTACTAACTGGACTACAAATCCTGCTTTTGGCAGACCTAATCCAGGTATTTCTAAGAATAGCATGAGTAATTCAAGATCACAATCCTTCTTCTTGGCCTTTAGAATTCTCATCATTCGCATGAACAAGACATTCCTATGTTTTCTTGTATAGGCAAGTCCTGCTCTCTTGTTGCCCCAAATCCAAGAGGATTTAAGACCTCTTTTGCGATACTCTGCCATCAACTCTGGCAATCTGCTGGTCTGTACTCTAATTGTAGAGAATACAAAAGCAATTGTCAATTCTAAATTTCTGGCAGACTGTTGAGAAAACTGACGTACCATTGGATTATGAAGTTGGTACATGTTTTCTCCTTCCTAGAAAATTAAAAGAATAGGTGTGAACATTGCTATTAGGCGATTTGCTCTCGTTTCCACGATCTTGTTGTGGGCGTGGCTCTTATGCTCTCCAAGTTGATACACACCTATTCAATTCTGCTAGTTCCCATCATAGAGAAGTGAAACACTTTAATGTTAAAATTAGATTTAATCTACAATTGCAGGGCCAATAATATGACCAAACATGTCTGTAGAATATGCAATATTTAAGGTTTCCTCCTTCTTGCGAGGAGAGAAATACACATCAAAATGAGTTGCCTCACTTTTAATATTATGTGATGGATTATGCTTCCTTCCACCATTTGCATTTCTCCAACGGACTCTGATGTCCTTCCTTGCACACTTAAAACGAGCTGTTGCCAATTTTCGGGCAAACTCTAGGTTCTCTTCTGAGAATGGAATCATTCTTGACATGGATACGTAAGGTTTTGAATCTTGCGTAGTCCTCATTACGTTGAATGGAGTGAGCCAATTATCACCATCAAAATTTCCAAACTTTGTTGAAGTAGTATTCATAGTTTCCTTCCTAGTTTTCACTCCTCTAGGATAGGAACTAGCTCATTTAGTTTACTCTCATCATAAGAATGTCATGATCAAGGTTGATTAACTGTGAACTACGCAGTATCCTGCGTCTTTGATTTCAGATACATAAGTATCTCCCATTTCCCAAGTCCCATATGTATGTGGTGATTTAACTGCTACAAACCACCTAGCATATGGATTTTTATCCTCATTTTCAGGTGTCTGATACTTCTTCAAGACCCTCCAAATCCAGGTCCCGTCAAAGCTCGTCCATGTTTCATAAGGTTTATCTAAATCCCTTGTTTTGCCACATTTATTTTTTGCCATGTTATTTTCTCCTAATACGAAATAGTTTTCGTTTAGACATGGCAGACCAAAAACCTGACATTTTAGGTTTAATTCCCTTTGGAAATGATGGAATCACTGCTACCTTGAGTTGACTCTCATCAGTAATATTTAACTCTATTAATTGAGTTAGGCTTAACGATGATCGTTTATTAAAATCATCAGGAACCTTTACTTGTTTTATTCTTGCCATAATCCAAACTCCAAATTAAAAGATCATGACACTCATAAAATGAGAGTAAACTTTACTTCCAGATTCAATTGTCTAAGATCAAATTTTGATAAAGAATCAAATTGAGTAGATCGGCAGACTTCTGGCTTTGTAAACAATTTGAAACGGTCTTTATACTTACTTATTCGCTTGCTTGCTTCAAATTCTGCAATACCGTAAAAGGTATGAATGCGTTTCGGCTTGCTTGCTATTCTTTAAACTTAGATCAAATTTGATAACGGCTAAACGTTGAATCATTTAATTTGAAATGTTTAAAAAACTGACATCATTAGATCATGGGTAGAAAAATGTGTCAAGTTTAATTTTGATTAAATTTTAAAGGTAGCAATTGCAAGGGATTAAATTTGCAGCTGCAATGAATCAGGACCAGAAAAAAAGCATAGATAAAGAGAGAAAAACAGACACAAAAAAATAAATGATCAAAATGTATAAAGGATTTGCCACACCATACCCCATACCCGTATAAGGTATAGTTTGCGAAACATTTTTAAGGTATACCCCATACCAGTATAAGGTATAGCCAAACCGAAAAAAAATGAATGGGGGAACCTGGGTCTGGACACGTTGATTATACCCCTTCACATTTTTTTACTAAATATCCATCCATACATTTGGAGTCTCTTGATACTCTTTACTTATGACACCAGCTACAAATCTTTCCAACTCTTCATCTTTTAATCTCTCTTTTCTTACATCTACTTCTTTTTCTGCATCAGTTGCCATTTGTTCTACCCAATAGCCTACTGCCATCTGTAGAGCATCTAATCTATCATCATGAACAATAGATCCCTTATCTTTAGTAATTCTTGTCATCTGGTGAAAGAGCATATATTTAGCTTGACTTTCACTAGGATAGTTTCTTACAGTCTGTAAATCCTTTTCAATTACCTGTGGATCAAAAACTAGTCTATGTTGATTCATCACAGGTTCAAGTGTATCTATTATTCTTTTTTCTTTTTGAATATTAGATCTAACTTCTTCCATGCTTACATTATAGATCTTACTTAGGATAGGTTTCCACAATTCCATGAACATTCCGTCACCAAAGTTAGATTCTATTAATACCAGATTAACTTTATTACGTCTTGCAATAACTGAAAGAGCTTGTAAGTTATCCTGTTTATATCCTCCTTGTAATCCTCCACATTCAGGAACATACAGGATACCATTTAACATCTTCACTATTGCATATCCTGTTTCATCTTTACCTCTACCACTTGGATCAACAGCAAGTACACTGCCTGTATACTCTATCCAATCTCCTATCTTTGTCTGAGGAGAAAAGTAACCATCACCAGGAAGACCAACATTAGGAAGGTCAGTAAGCTTATTATCTGGATCTCTTGACCACACAGGCTTCTCAGGAGCTTTGTCTCCATCTAAAGACATTACAATAAGATCACTTAATTTAAGAGGATACCTATCAGCATCGCTTAATGAAGTATCAAGTTGAAATTGAAGATTAAATCCTGATCTTCCATAAGAAAGTTCTCTCTCCATTAAATCTTCATGATCAAATCTTAAAGGATCAGTAGGTTCTCCTGTTTTCCCTTCTTGATCTCGTATAAACGGTGCTAATTTATTCTCATATCGTACAATTTGTTCAGTTGTAGGAAATCTACTAGGCCATATTCTTACTTCGTACCCTCTATCTGGTAGAGTTTCGTACAAAGACATTTCAGTCTGTGGAGTTCCAAGATAGATAATTGATCCATCAGGTTTTAGTATTGCATCAAACTCTTTTACTGCTTCTGCTAATTTATCTCTCATAGCTTGAGTCATAGAGTTATTAGGAACCTCCACATCGTCTGCTACGATAAGATCTGCTCTACTCCCTGCTAATTGACCTGTTATACCTACACTTTTCACTGAGGGAGCATGTGAAGCTAATGCTGGCCCTACATCGAATGCTACCTTAGACTGTCTTTGACCTTCTCTTGATCTAAGGTGTTGTAGAATAGGTATTTCATGGATAAGTCTTTGAGTAAAGGTAGAGAAGTCATCAGATCGTACTTTAGAAGCACTTACTACTAAGACTTTTGATTGAGGATCGAGAAGGAGGGTATGACAAACAAAGGCAGAGGTGATATAGCTCTTCCCTACTCCACGAAAAGCTTCTATCACTCCACGTTTAGGTTTGTTTTGAAGGAATGTAGCAATATCATATTGTACAGGAGTAGGATCAGGGAGATGTAGATGTTTCCAACAGATAAAAAGGAAGTTACGAAAGTCCTTTAATTTATCATCCATTATTTACATTTACAAGGAGAACATTTACAATCTTTACAATTACACATATTATCTTTTACTAATATAGTATCCTATACAGAATTCACAATTAAAAAATAATGAATTAGATAAGTATTTTCTTTTCTTTTTCTTTTGCATCTTCACTACCTGTTTAAATTGAGGTTTAGGTTTAGTTTTAATTTTTTGTATAGTACATGTAGGACAATCTCCTGTATTAGGATTTACAGGACATCCTGATATAGCTTTACATACCCTTATAATAATATATTCTTCACTAAAAGAATGATAAGGAGTAATTAGTATTATAATAATAATTAATAATATATATTTCATGATTTTACCTTCCTCTTATGATGTATGTTTAACCCCTCCTATACTATAAGGGGAGTTAATTAAACATCTATAATAAAATCAATGATTTAAATTAAAAGTAGAAAAGTAGGATTATCATCCCACAAATTAATAAACTTAATAATGTCCAAACTGTTATAATTTCTGAATCGATCATACATATAGAAGTAATTCGTAAAAAGAGTCCGGGTCATACGGTAATTCTTCCATAAAAGGACTTGTAGGATGATATTGTATAATAGCTCCTGTATATCCTGCCGCTTTAGCTACATCTGAAAAGTCACTTGAAGGAAGAAAAGCTACTATGTCTTCTATAGAAACTTCTCCTCTTCGATCAGGGTGTCTGAATTTCCATCTCCATGACTCCTCTGGGTTCTCGGATGTCTCTCCGGGTAAAAGGTTATGAGGATCATTAGAAAGAAACATTCTTCCTTCTTCTGTCATGTTAGTTTCTCGTAACATGAAATCCTCGGCATTAGTGCCTACTTCCAACAACTTTCTATTAAAATCTATTAAAGTGAGTCCTTTCTGTTCTTTATTTAGTTTTTTATCATTATTTTCTATTACTTTCTTAGTAGCAGATACTATCTTTTCATAATCTTTTGAATCTCGTACATATGTGACATTAGTATTAAACTTTACTAAATTAAGTCCTTTTTTAGGTGCTGCATGAACTTGAACTACAGAAGGTGTATCAGGATCTTGTCTTTGACTTTTCACTACTTGAAGTTCTGTAGGTACTACATCTTCTAAAATTGGTATAGTATTATTAGGTGCTACATGAGCAGCATCAAGATTAGTAGTAAAGAATAGACCTGATCCTTCAGTATAGTCAGTATTTTTATATGGACTAAACTTGTCCTCTTTTTTTCGCTCTCCTCCTTTGTAGAAGTTGATTGGAATATGGAATTGATCTCCATTAAAATAAGTTAATTTATGATTCTTATTTACTATCAAATTACCATTCCCCCAATCTTCTAGTTTTTGTCTTACAAAGAATGGGTTAGTCATTATTCTTTCGTACTCTATAACTTCATCTTGAATTTTCATAGGGAATTCATTTTCATGAAAAATATCATATTGAGTTTCAGGCATAGGATGAATTTTTTCTCCTACTTTTCCTTTTTTCCATGCACCTGGGCCTGAGTCTCTTCCTAAGAATTCCCAATTTTCATCGGCACTTCTAGGTTCTTTAGTATCAGGAGTGGGCATAATTTAACAATCGAAAGAGGTTTTACCTTTTGCTATATCTTTCTCACTAGGAAAAGGCATACTTTCCATGAGTTGTTGGAGAGCATTATCATTTACAGGTAAGGCAGTTATATCATTATCCTTTAAGAATCGTACTGCTACTGCTAGATCTGCTGGTTTAGCTTCTCCTGATTGTATCTTAGCCAATAACTCATCTGCTACTGCATCGTACAAATCATTAAGTTTTTTATTTTCCATAAGTCAAAGGTTTCTTAATAGTGGATAATTTCTTATTTTTTGATGAAAGTGTGACTTTATCTTTTAGTTCTTCTTTCTTTTTCTTTTTAGAAATTTTTAATTTATTTCTACTGCTACTTCTCGGCCCTCCAATTCCCATTAAATCATCTAAAATATCTCCAAAGGTCTTAGGAAGCATCTTTTTAGAACGAACCTTACTCATTTATTTCTTTTATACTTATTAAGATTAATCATAAGATTTCTCATTTTATCACCTAGTCTACCAGCCGCCTTCTCTGCTCTTGCTGATTTCTGATTTTGTTGTTCTATCTTTTTAATAACGGCTGCTATTTTAGCTTTCTCTGCTTTTGTATTTCTTTTCTCATTTTTAATTTTAGCGGCCTCTCTAAAGGCTCTATCATATGCAGCAGAAATTTGTTGATTAACACTAGGGCCATGAGCTTTTGCTAGTGCTGCTTTTTTAGAGAGTCTGGCATCATAACTGACTTTTTTTTCAGTTTCATATTTCTTTTGAAGTTGTTTATCTTTTAATAGCTGTGTCTCTCTAGCTAAATCACCTTTAGTATTTTGTATATGAAGATTATCAAGATATTTATTTTGATCCTTTTTAGACATCTTATCAAAATTAGGATTTAACTTTCTTGCTTCTACTATAAGCTTATTTCCATAACCTCTTTTAAGTTTGGTATTGACATCTTGTTCTAAATATATCTCTTTTTTAATAAACTCTATTTCCTTTTTTCCTCTTACAATTCTAGGTTTACTAGGATCAGGAAAGTTTTGTTGAGATATTAAATTTAACTTCTTTCTAATTTCGGGATCAAGATTTTTTTTATAATTTATAAACTGTTGTTCTATCTTGTTAGGCATTGCTAACTGTTCTACAAAAGCATCTATTTGTAAAAAAGCATTTCTCATGGTCGGTGATAAGTTTTGAAGACTACCTGGTTCATGAACTTCTGGTTCAGGAGGTAGAAGCTGTATTCTTTTTATATCTTCAGCTAATCTATTTATCTTCTCTCTTATTTTCTGATCACCTTCCGACTGTGGAAGTTCTATACTTTTTTTATTTTGTTTTAAAACATTCTTAATAAATTGTCTTGTCTTTTCTCGTTCTGTAATATATTGAGAAGACTGTTCTTTGGCAAATATTGGATCATCTTTAAAAGGGAATTGTTCTAATTCAGAGTAATGAGGTTTAGTCAATCCTTCAATATATCTTTCTTCTCCTGTATTAGGATCTACATAAATCTTATTACGATTTTGAAGTTGGTGTTTATATTTACCTCTGGGTATAGTATTTGGAGGATTTAAACGTCTTTGTTCTTCTGCCACATCTAAATTTGTTTTGCCAGTGAAGATTTTTTCAAGTCTTTTTAATAAAGGTTTTTTCTTTATTTTAAGGACTACCCTTTTATTTTTCTTGTCTGACATCTAGTAACTCCATACCCAAGGTCGCATATCAGTGTTTATCGTGTCCAAATGAATAAATCTGGACTCGTGTTTTCCTTTTTGACTAATTCCGATTCCTTTCCAGATCTTAGAACGGATCATAGCAAAGCTGAGAATTTCCCAGGCAGTTTTACCAGAACATTGTATATCTATTGCACAGCCTGTAGTATGAGGGCCATCCTTACCTGTGGAACTGACTTTAGAATTATAGTCAGGGCAGCGATAAGCCGAACTCAAAGAAATTGGTTTACCTATTGAGTCTCGTAATGCTTGAAGAGCGTCCACAGTTTCTTGAGTCATTTCATTCTTTCCACAGCAAGAACAAGATAATTCTTTTTCGCTGAAGTTTTTACTTGATATTCCCATTATGTTTCTATTGAAGGTGTGGATACAGGTATAGGACATAATATTTTCATCTCTTGTCCTAGTATTCTTGCTTGTTCAGGAGTTAATCCCTTTACTTGTTCTGGTGTAAACTTAATTCTCATCTGATCTGTATAACAATCACATAAGGATATCCTAGTTAGTTGTGGCATATATGGAGTTATAGTCTGAAACTGTAATGAACATGCTTGCCATATCTCTCTTACGTTTTGAGAATCAAATTTAAGACCTTCATTTCCTTCTGCATATTGTTTAAGTGCTCCATATATAAATATACAAAGAGAAAGGAAAAAAGCACTGTACAATAAAAATGTTCTCATAGTACCTTTTACATATGTTTCTTATATTCTGCAAGTATTTGATCGTCTAAGGTGTTGTCAGTAGATTTCACAAGTCTCTCTAGCAAAATCAGGATCACCTGTTTTAAAAGCTTCTCTGAGAGCATAGACATACAGAGGGTCTTAACTGTTCCTCCGATTAACGGAGCTAATAGTCCTATCATATTATCCTTTCCTTACATTCATCATTTCTATTTGTTTAGCTTGTTCTATTTCTCTCTCGATGTTCTCAAGCCTTGCAGAAACAGAAGCCATGTGACCAGAGCATTCTGCACTGATTGCTACGAACTTATCAAAGTTTTCCTTCTGAGAAGCTCTATTATATTTATCTGTTCTATATGTCCATACAAACAGAATCACAATGATTGCTCCTGCAAATCCTTGATCTAAGAGAATGGTTATCACATCGTCTACTGCTGTCTGTGCTGAAGAAGCAGGAGGATGTGCTGGATGAGGATTAATAGCTACTAGCTCGTGAATTGGTGGTTCACTAAATGCTAGAGTACCTAGTAATAATCCTAACGCTATTAAAATACATTTCATTATTTTTTATTCTGGTTTAGTAGGCCATGTTATATCATCAGGATCACTCTGACTAGGTACATCCCTCAAGTCCTGCCTATAGGTTTTCATATTGTCTGCTAGTGTGTTGTCTGACAATGCTGAGTAATCTGTCTCTGCAAGTTTACTGTTTCTCTCTCTCCTTACATTAGCCCACTTATCTGCCAGTAGCCTTGCATCCTTTGCTGTGTCATCTCCAATAAAATGGGTTTCAATTTCAACATCATCAACAGTTACTTTAGTCTTGGAATCTGACCACTTGATGTTGTAAACTCCTTCTGCTTGGTAATCACTTAACTGAACAAGTCTTGCCTGTACGTTTTCATCAGTACATTCAACTATTGTATATCCAGTTTCACCTGAGTAATCGACTACTGGTGGATCACCAGAAGTAATGGTAGCTAACCATTCCCAATATTCAGGTTTGGACAAACCTTTAGTCTTTCTCCTGCAATTCCATTCTGTTTCGTGGACTTGCTGAAGTACGTTACTTTTATGTGATATAAACATTTTTCTCCTATACTCGTTCTATTTGATAGTTACTGTACAGATGTTCGCCATACCAATTTCCGGCAATTTGTACATAATCACCTCTTTTAAGATGAATGTTTATAGCAGTAGTTGGAGTATCATGATTAGCATCTGAACCATGAGAACGTTGAATTGCTGTTCCGTTTATTTTGATTTCGTGTGTGGTTGTGGTGTTAACTCGTATAGTTTGGGCTTGTAGTTTATATTCTCCTTCAACTAAACAAATCAATCTATCGTATGCTATAGCAAAATATTTATTAAATGAGTTTTTGTAAGTGTTTCTTACACCTCTCCATTCATCAAATATAGTTATTGTTTGATGACTGGTATTTGTTGTATCAGTAGAAGTACTCACAACCATATTCCCAATATAACTCGTATCCCTTGTAACCTCATCCCATGTCTTTCCATCAGCAGTAACTACAAGATTAGTCTGTTCCATGTTCCTATCACCTCCTACTAACTCATGCAGGAATGGAGTTTCAAAGGTCTGGTAGTGTGAGGAAGTGTGGATTGGAGAAGCAAATTGGAATGCAGAAATAATAGCTTGTTGTCCATTTACACCATTTACTCCCCATTTTTGCACTCCTAAAGTTTCATCATTTGTTAAATGTGCCCAAGAACCATGTGTATCATTATTTCTCGTTGAAGCAGAATCTTTATCAGTTGTATCAATATATAATGCAGCTCTTGTGTCCATCTGATAACCCTTTACTACATAATTTGTTGCAAAGGATGGGATTCTCCATGTATGTGCAGTAGACGAGCCGGCTGCCGCAGCATACATCCAAAATCCCCCTTCATAATTCGTAGCTATAGCAAATGTCATACTATCACCATCTGTTATGTCAGCAAATACATCCCTTGAAATAGAACATTGTCGAACACCCTTACTAATATGGCTAATCCTATTATCATCAGTACCCCCTGTAGCTGTAGTAGGAACAAAATCTGCCATCAACATATAGTCTGCCACTACTACAGCCTCCTCTGGGATTGGTGGTTTCTTGGGTTGGTGTATAGATAATTCACCCTGAGTATATATATTTCCTGTTGTACCATCAGCTATAAGTGGTATTCCATCTAAAACAAGGCCATTAAGGTGGTAATTAGCTATTTTTAATGTATGAGTACCATAAGGTAAATTCTGTCCATAGGTGTACCAATTAAGTCCTGCATTAGAAGCAGATCTTACGGATATACCAGTACCAATAAAAGTATAATAATGTATATAAGAACCAGTAGCTGCTCCTATTCCATCGTAAGTAGAATAAGAACCAATTTGAGTAGCATGTGAACTTGTAAGACCATCATCCATTACATAGGCAACACTATTGGTAGTTGCTGAAGTGAGATTAGAATTATCTTTCCAAGTTGCATCTCCATTAGCTCCACCATTTCCAAACTCTCTTACATGGAAGGTCTTAGCAATTTCTGCCTGTGAATTATCTATTGTGGTTGAGTGTAGTGCTGGTTGATATTTGGTTGCCCAGTTATGTGTACCAGTTGGAACATTATGTCCACCAGTAACTCCACCTATTGCTGTTCCCGCAGGAGGCATCATATTAACAGAACATTTTAATGATCCAGAAGAATTAATCCACCAAACAACCCTTCCTCCATTTACTGGTCTAAAATATTCTCCACCAGATACCCATGCAGTTAAACCTAATGAAGTTGCAGTATCTAATTCGGATGAATAATAAGTTGCACCAGTACCCGCCCATCCTCCTGTAAGTTTTGCAGTATTGGTAGTGCTTGAATTTATTGTTACAGCTGCACCAGTTTGTGATTGTGCAAATGGATTGTAATGTGGAGTTGCTGCACTTAAAGCAAACTTCTTTCCGTAGCTGACTACATTCTGGCTTGGGATTTGTATCTGTGATTTGGTTGCAGTTGATGTGGTGTCTTGGACTATTAGTTCAATTCCATGAAAATATCCATCACCATTGCGATCAAATTTTATAGTGTGAATCCCTAGTGTTAAGTCTAATCCGAAATTATGTAATGATGCCGGATCAACATATCTTGAACCAATCGGACTAGTTATAGTAGTAGCTAAATTTACATTTACAGAACTACCTCCATCAATTTTATATGTAAAATTATCCCAGTTAGGGCCAGATTTGAAAAGAAGTGAAATATCTGAAAAATATCCAGTTACTTCTAAATAATTACCAGTTCCAACAAATTTAAGAGGAGTGCCATCAAAGCTATTATCTATACCATTAACAAAACCTCGTATCCATTCTCTACCATCTACAGAGTAAATATTCTCACCCTCTGTTGCAGTCTCTTGTTCCAATAACTGAATACTCTTAAACTTATGCCTCTGACTACCAAAATGAGCACCTATGCGTGGGTCTTTAATAGGTTTACTTCCTTTGATGTCTGTGTAGTAGTACATCCTTCCGTCAGACTGCACTGTTCCATATTTACTTGAAGTAACAGTTGAGCTATTTGGGCCAGTTGTACTTGCAGATAATGCAGTAGAACCATCTAACATTATATTATCAACCGCAGGATACAGAACACCGGGGATTATGTGTGGAACACTCTGGAATCCCATTGCAGTTTCGGCAGCATCTAATTCTGCTTGAGTAGCTAGATCTGTACTAGCACCTGTTCCTGCGTAATCTGCGATTATTCTTGCTCTTGTCATGTGTTACTCCGTTGGTTTTGGATTTATTTTTATCATCTGTATCCGTATACGGACACTTGATTGTAATTAGCACCAGTATCAAAATTACCAGAAGATGGATAAAGTTTAAAGGAATTTATTGCATCAGAAGTTTCATAAGACCATGAGCAAACCGAAACGTTCATTTCTGTATTATGCATATGCTCCATAAACTGACCATATCCGTTTTTTCTAGCAGTAGGATTCATTGGATCACAGAAAAAAATACTTCCAGCACCACCTTCGTTGCCCGTGGCTCCTTGATTCCCAGCAGCCATGACAACTGCATACGCTGCATTATCTGCATTGATATGACAACCCCATGAACCATTAGCACCTGACCAAATTTGAGAATCATAATGATTACCACTATGGAAATTTGCACAGTTGTCTGAGGAAATCACCATTCGTAGACTTACGTTATCGTTTGCAAATTTCAGTGCAGGAATCTTAACTTCAATAGTTCTAAATTCTCTTCTGAAAACGTTTGTACATGTCCATGCCGAGGCGGCAGATACCCCCATCTTATCTCTTTTCAACAGGACTACATCGGCCATTTGCCCTACAACTCCTGACCTAGACCCAGCTTGATTTACTATTCCACTCATGCTAATCTCCTATGCGTTGTTCTGGTCAATGTAGGTACAATGAATATCAAAATTATCACTAGAATGCTCTGCTTCTACCATTAATTTTTGTGCTACTGATGAGCCTTGATCTGCAATGGCGTTTTGTTTAGCTATACTATCTAATGTAGCTGTAAAATCTGTAGGCTCATGACCATTAAAACTAAATTTATCATTCCAAATAAAAGTCTCTCTTGAATTCAACCCCTGCTCAAACAAATAAATAGGTTGTGCTGTGGTTCCTCCTTTAGTATCATATCCCGGATTTAAGGAAACTCTGACCCAATCCCCACTAGCATTAACTGCTGAGGCAAATACAATAATACTTAGGACAGTATAAATATGATGTTGTTCCCCAAAAATTAAACACTCTGAAGCAGAGTCATTAACTTGTTCGACATGAATACTCCTAATTATCTCTGTTCCTGCCGTTCTGACTATAGCCATTTTATCCTCCTAATACCCAAGACTGGTGAAATGAGTTTTCCATAAACTGTCCTTTCTGTTTAATTTTACCTGTTGTTGATGTTTCAATATCTACTCCTGCGGCTAGTGCAGTATCGGTACTGATAGTAATACTTGAGCCATCTGCCGATATAGAGTCTAAAGCTAACGAACCTACGTTAGTTATATTATTATCACCGAAACTTGTATCATCATTAATAGTAATACTTGATCCATCAGCAGTAATTGTATCTAATGCAATATCCCCTACATTGGTAATATTGTTATCACCAAAACTAACATTGCCATTGAATGTTCCTCCATTAGTTGCAGAAACCATATCAGAGGTTTCAAAGCTCTTAAAGGCTATCACATTCAATTCATCGTTTACTGCTGCTCCAGTTGTAAGAACAATGCTTGTACCATTACTGGCTGTATAATCTGCACCATTCTCCATTACCACTCCGTTAAGAGTCACAATGAGATTGGAAGTAGAGTATGATAGTGTTCCTCCACTGTCTGCACTTCCTGTAAATGTTGTCTGATTTGCGGTTGCAGTAAACTTAAATTCACTAATTGAAACTGTACCTGATGAAGTTGCCTTAACCCATTTGGTATTTCCTAAGTCATACACACGCATACTATTAACACTATTAGTAGTGTCAAAGTAGAGTGCTCCATCTATTAAGTTTCCATTGTCGTTATCTTTTGCTGGCCCTTCTTTGTT